GCCAGTTGACGTGACGACCAGGGTGGACGTGAAGGACACCATCAAGGCGTTGCGACGGTTGGAGCCTGAGGCCGCTAAGGAGTTCATCCGTAGCGCAAAGGGCGCGGTGGCCCCGATGATGGCCGATGCCAAGAGCCAGTATCCCGAAATTCCGCTTTCGGGCATGGCTCGGCAGTGGGCGGCCCGTTTTCCGTGGCAGGCCGCTGCTGTGCGGCGTGGTGTCAAGGTCAAGACCTCGACGCGCAAGAACAAGGCAAGCGTGGTCTACGTCACCCAGGCATCGCCCGCCGGCGCGATCTTTGAGGTTGCAGGAACCAAGAACCCGGCCAGCGTGTTCGCCACCAATCTGCGGGCCCGTAGCGGGCGCGTTCTCTGGCCTGCCTACGATCGCCACGCTGAGCAGATCCAGACCGATATCAAGGCGCTAATCGTCGACGCTGAAAAGACCGTGCAGGAGCTGGTGCGCTAATGGCAATCACCATTCCAATCCTCACCGACTTTGACGGCAGTGGGATCAACAGGGCAACCAAGAAATTCCAAGACCTCGAAGGCATCGGGGCAAAGGCACACCACGCACTTCGCAAGGCCGCGCTTCCCGCCGCCGCCGCGCTTGGCGCGGTTGGCATCGCCGCCGTTGACGCGGTGAAGGGTGCCATTGAGGACGCAGCTGCACAGGACAAGTTGGCCGGCGCCCTGAAGCGCACCACCGGGGCCAATGAGTCAGCGGTAAAGGCCGCTGAGGGCTTTATCACCTCTATGAGTTCGCAGCGGGCCATTGCCGATGACGAGTTGCGACCCGCCCTGGCAACGCTTGCAAGGGGCACAGGAGACCTTGCGAAGGCGCAGGAGGGTCTAGGCCTTGCCACGGATATTGCCGCCGCTACAGGCAAGCCGCTGGAATCAGTCGCTACCGCCCTGTCAAAGGCATATTCCGGGCAATACACCGCACTTGGGAAACTTGACCCATCAATGAAGGCGCTGGTGAAGAGCGGGGCCAGTTCCGAGGAAATCTTTGCCAAGTTGACTGACCGCTTCGGCGGTTCAGCTGCTGACGCCGCTGACACTGCCGCCGGCCGCATGAAGGGTCTGGGAATCGCCCTGGACGAAACGAAGGAAAGCATCGGGGCCGCGCTGCTCCCGGCAGTGAATGCGGTGCTGCCCGTCCTTCAGAAGTTTGGCCAATGGGCGCAGGATCACCCCGGGGTATTCCTCGCAATCGCCGGCGCAATTGCGGGCGTGGCCGTTGCCATTGGTGTGGCGAATGTCGCCATGACGCTGATGGCCCTGAACCCTGTGGCGCTCACCATCATGGCTATCGTGGCAGCCGTGGCCCTTGCCGCAATCGGCTTTAAGCTGTTGTGGGAGAAGTCGGAGACATTTAGAAAGATCGTTACCGGCGCATGGGACGCAGTGAAGACGACTGTGGAAACCGTCGTTGACTACCTGAAGGGTCCGGTGATGGCCGCGTGGGACATCATTCAGGGCGCATTTAACGTCATCAAGGGGATCATCACTGGTGACTTCTCAGCCGCGTGGGATGGGCTGAAAACCATGATTGGGGGCGTCGTCGACTGGATCAAAACCACACTGCTCGCGCTGCCAATCACCATCCTCACCGCCGCGGCGTCGATTGGAAAGGCGATTGTCGACGGCATTGTGTCCGGTCTTGCCACCATTGGCGAAAACGTCTGGAATGCGGTGAAGGGGGTTGCCGGTTTTATCGGGGGCAAGGCGAGCGAGTGGGCAGGCGACCTCAAAGACATTGGCGAGAACGTCATCAGCTGGATTGTTTCCGGAGTCGGTGACCTAGCATCAAAAATCTGGAACAAGATCAAGGGGCTCGCCGGCGACCTAAAAGACTCCCTGGGCGGGATCGCGGAAAAGATCAAAGAATTGGGAACCGGCATCGGTGATTGGATTGTTGACGCGGCGAAGGGTGCTGTTGATGGGCTGGGCGGCATTCTGAAATCAGCGGTTCTGGCCCCGATCCGTTGGATTGCCAATAAGATCAAGGATAACTGGCCGGATATTCCCGGGCTTCCCGGGCCTCCCGGTTTCCTGAACACATTGTCCACCGTCGGACTGGGCGCGACTGGCGGGATTGTGACGCAGCCGACGCTTGCGATTATCGGTGAAGCCGGTCCGGAGGCCGTGGTCCCGCTGAACCAGATGCCCGGGGCGTATCCGCTTCGCGGTGGTGGCGGCACAGTCATCAACATCACCGTGCAGGCCGGGCTGGTGTCGTCGCCTGACCAGGTGGGGCAGCAGATCATCGAAGCGATCCAGTCGGCGCAGCGGCGCAGCGGCCCGGTCTTTGCAGCGGCATGAGTGTCCCGACACTTCAGGTGCTGGTGGGCTTTCAGGTTACTGCCGTTACGGGTACGCCATTCCAGCTGAATAACGCGACCTACGGCAAACTGAACACCGGCACCCTTGGTGGGTTCGTCATGCGTGACCTCACGAACATGGTCCGTTCAGTAAGCATCAACCGTGGGCGCAACCGTCAAATGGAGCAATTTCGCGCCGGCACCGCATCGGTTGCGTTCTACGACCCCACGCGCATCCTCGACCCGCTGAACCAGTCATCGACGTATTACCCGTTCGTGACGCCACGCGCACCGATTCAGGTGCTGGCAAACGGCGTTCCTATCTACACCGGCGTGGTGACTGACTGGAACCTTGACTACGACTTCGTGCAGGCGGGCAATCAGACTACCGCCACCTGCTCAGACAATTTCACAGTGCTGGCGAACATGAGCATGAACGCATGGACGCCAACGCAGCAGCTGAGCGGTGCCCGCGTGGCAGCGGTCCTCACGCGGCCTGAGGTGGTGTACCAGGGCGGGTACTCCACGGCGACAGGTTCCAGCACTCTGGGCGGTGGGGTGTCACCCACCTGGGATGTGGCGCAGGGCACGAACGTCCTCAACTACTTGCAGCTGGTAGAGGCGTCTGAAGCCGGCTATCTGTTCGTGAGCGCCGCAGGAACACTGACGTTCGCCGGCCGCACCACTGGACTGAATCCCACTGCCGCAATTGCCTTTAGCGACACGGGCACAGGCGTCCCGTATCAGACACTGACCAATAGTTACGGCGACGAGCTCCTCTACAACTATGTGCAGACGAAATCTCCCGCCGGCGATGTGCAAACCACCAGCGATGCAACCAGCGTTTCGCAGTACCAGGCGCAGCAGCTGAGCAAACTGGACCTGCTCAATAGCACCACCACTGAGGTTGCCGCACTCGGCAACTACCTGAAGGGCCGCTATGCAAACCCCGTGCTGCGGTTTACCGGCGTCAGTACGCAGCTCGCGGCCCTTTCGCCGACGCAAGTGGCGTCAATCCTCGCAGCCGATATCACCCGCATAGTCTCCGTCACAAAGTCATTCGAGTCCGGTACGCCTTCGTCACTGACTCAGAACCTGATTGTGACTGGAGTGCGCCACGAGATTAGGCCCGGAAGCCATATCGTAGGGTTCACGTTCGAATCGACTGATAGCAATAACTACCTGACGCTGAATGACCCGATCTTTGGCCGTCTTGACTACAACCTGCTGGCGTTCTAAGGAGTCTGAGTAATGGCATGGACAGCACCCGTAAACACGTTCATAAGCGGAAACGTCCTCACCGCTGCACAGATGAATGCAATTGGAGACAATCTCTGGGCCGGTGGTCCGGTTTATGCGACGTACGCTGATCTGATCGCCGCGATTACTTCGCCGTTTGAGGGCCAGCGCGCCTACATCACCGGGCCAGTTTCAGGCACAGTCACGGCGACTGGTGCAATTACGGCAGTGCCAACCGGCATCAACGTGGTTTACAACGGCGCAGCGTGGGTCTGCACAACGGAAGTTGGTGGTGGATCCAACACTTCGGCAACCACCAGTAGCACCAGTTACGTGACGACCCTGACGAGCGATGGCACTGCAATCAGCTGCAGTCTGCTCACTGGCACTACGGCAATGATTTCTTATTCGGCAATCGGTTACAACAACACTGCTGCCTCATCCTGTTACGCGACAATCTCGGTGAGCGGGGCAACCACCATTGCCGCAGCAGACTCAAACAGTTCCGGTGCTACGTCTGCTGGTACTAACTACGGAATCAACATGAACCGCACCATGATCCTTACGGGACTCACCGCCGGCGTCAACACGTTCACGCTGAATTACAAGGTAAATAGCGGAACAGCCACGTACCTGAACCGCAACTTGGTTGTCAAGGGCATCGCGTAATGAGCCCCGATGACGTGGCAGAGCTGAAGCGCGATCTGTTGCAGCTGCGCGAAGCCGTGGGCGTCGTCGAGGGCTTGCAGCGTGAGGCCAATGGGCGCATGGGCGCGCTCGAAGGCCGCATGTTCGAAGTTGAGTTGTGGCGCGCACGGCTTCAGGGTGCAGCTGCCACCAGCAGGATTGTGTGGCTATTGGCGGGTGGAGCCCTCACGGGCATCATTCTGGAAATCTTTAAGAACGCTTAGGGGACACAGTGAGCATCAGCAACGGGCAGCAGACGCTTAGGACCGCCGGCCATTACCTCGGGGGCCATGAGGGTGCGCCTAACCG